TTCATTTAGATGCTTGTAATTCAGGTTCACAATTTACTTCAGCGTTAACCGGTGATTTAGCTGGATGTATGGCAACTAATGTTATACCTACTCTTAAAGAAGATGGTAAATGTGATAGACAAGATGCTTATTTATTGGTTGCAAACAAGTCTATAGAAATGACTAAGAATATATTAAGTGGATCATTATCTGAAGAAGACAGAGAGGTTTATGAATTACTATTAGACTTATTAGAAAAGTCAGGAAGAAAGATTTGTAAGCGTCCAGTAATGGTTTCAAATTATGGTGGAACTGCAGGTGGTAGAGCAGATATGTTATTCGATATGTTTAGAGAATTGGGAGTAGAAAGAAAACATATTACTCAACAGAATGCAATTAAGTTTGCTAGAATAATAGGTGATTCAATTACTGGTGTTTTAAACGGAGGTAAAGCTTTTGAAAAGTATATTCAACAAATGAATAACATGATTGCAAACAAAGGTACAGCGGTTACTTGGACGACCTCTGATGGATTTCACGTAGTACATGTGAAGAACAAAGAGTTAAAGCCAAAACAAGTCACCTTGATGCTTCCAAACGCGAGAAGAAAAACTACTATTATTAAAAAGTTGTTTTCTGACGAAGTAGCAGCATCTAAAATGAGATCAGCAATTAGCCCTAACTATATTCACTCACTTGATGCAGAGCTATTAAGAAGAACTGCGTTGAGAATGAGAGACGAGGGTATAATGGATACGGACTGGATTCACGATTCATTTGGATGTTTACCAAATCAAGTAAATGATATGTTGAGAATTACTAAAGAAGTATTTCTAGAAATGATGGAGGCTAAGCCACTTCAAGTTTTAGATGACGAATTAAGATCTCAAGCATTATTTAATGGAAATACTGAGAAGCAATTAGAAAAGGTTGAGATGCCAAATTTAGGTGGAATAAATATTGAGTCTGGAGACTTAAGAGTGTTATTAAACTCGGAATGGTTCTTCTCATAGATCAATATAAATTAAGAATAAAGGGGTTGGAAATTAAGTTTTTCAACCCCTTTTTCGTTATAAATCAAAAAACAACTAAAGTATTAATAATCAATTAGTTAATCAATTAGTTAACACAATAGAATAAATAGCACTTTTAGAACCACTAATAAAACAGGATAGCAGTTCATATAATTAAACATTACAGCTTGGCTCGCCGGCTAAGTTAGTAATCTGCCAGGCGCGTTTAGTGGCTATTTATTGTGGGCCCGTCCTTCGAGACTAGATTTTTAATATCAAGGTCCAGCAATTTCTTTTCATTACAGTTTTGAGAGGTTTCATTCTATCGGATGAGACCTCTTTTTTTACACGTGTATATAGAAGAGTTTAAATAATTAAGAAGTTAGTGTCACACTTCATTAAGTGACTCAGTACAATAACAGACAAATAAGATGAGTAAATCAGAAAAATTCGTATCAAGGTTTAAAGATGTAAACCTATATCAAAAATCATTTTCAGCAACCAGTGTAAAAGCTGTAAAGGAAATATACGCAGAGAAGATGGGTGTTGAGAAGCATAACATAAAGACTTTAGATTTTCATAAGTGTGTAACAGCATTAAGAGGTTTGAAGGAAATGGAATAAAAACAAACTGTAATAAATAAATAAAAGAAAAGAACATTATGAGCAAATCGTTTAATGACAACTCGTCATCATTCAAGTTGGAATCGTTTCAGGAATTGACACAGATTACAACTAAGGAAGATGTAGGGTTAGGAATAATGAGATGGGGGACAGAGAATTTCTTCCCACAGACATTAAAGAATATTATAGAGCAATCGCCGAACGCGAAGCCAGCTGTAACTAGGACTGCAAAGTTTTATAGAGGTGGATCGTTTGAAGGTGAAGACACTATAGTGAACACTTATGGATTAACATTGGGAGACATTGTTGATAAGGCTGCCGCAGATTTGGCTACCTTTGACGCGTTTTCAATTCAAGCTAACTTCAATTTAACAGGAGAAGCTACAGACATGAACCCGATGAGAATAGAGGCATTAAGATTCAATCAATTTGATGAATTAAACTATGCATCTAAAATGGGTTACTACAGAAACTTTGGTAATAACGATGTAATCGAAAAAACCGTAGTAGAGTCAGTAACAAAAGGTAAGATTAAATTTATAAATATTTGGAATCCTAAATATGCTGTAGATCAAATCGAACAATTAGAAGGTGGTGTAACAGATTACAATGGACAAATCTTGTATTATTCAGGAGCTGGGCCAAGTAACTACCCAATTCCACCATTACAATCTGCAATAAACTTTGTATTGTCAGATGTAGAGAATAGTATATTGATTAGAAAAGAGACTTCAACAGGTTTTATAGATAATTATTTACTAAAGACTACATTGAACTATGATGATCCTAACCTAGTAGCATTAGAGAATAATATCTCTGCAATGCAAGGAGCTAGAGGTATGGGTAAGATTATGACAATAGCGGGATTATCTGAAGATGAAGTTGGAAATGATTTATTAGAGCAAATGGGTTCTGGTAATAATTCAGCTATTATAGATTCAGCTCAGAAGACATTTGAATTGGACAGACAAGTAATTAATGGAGTTTATTTAATTCCACCGATTTTATCTGGACAAGATGTTGCAACTGGATTTTCAACTGAAGCCCTTAAGGATGCGTATAATGTATTTAATGCGTTTACACAACCAGGTAGAGATAGGATTGCTAAAGAGATAAATAAGATATTGAAAGCAGGTAACTTTGGAGTTGATTCAATTAAATTAACATCTATGAAATTAGAAGTTAGTGATGCAGAAGAGTCTGAAGTTTTAGAAGGTGAAGAATCGATGGTAGCAGATAATACTACATTGACCAATCTTACTGGAAGACAGTTACAAGGAATTCAAAGAGTAGTTCGTAAATATAACAAAGGAGAATTGACAGAGGCTCAGGCATCTTCATTATTATCTGGCGGGTATGGATTTACTACAGAAGAGATTGACGAGTGGTTGGTATCTCCAGAAGAGGAATTAGAAGAAGCAGCCAAAGATGGTGAACCTAAAATTAAAATAGAAGAATAATGAACAATGTAAACTTAGAAAACAATTTAATCTCGGTAGATATCGTAGATTTGATGCAAGACTATGTTTCAATTCAATTGGACATAGATTCTACTAAAATAAAGGCTGCTGCAAATATTGCACAAACTATAGATATATATAGGTTGATTGGAAGTGTTAACTTAGAAAGAATTAAGGATCCACAAAATGATGCGGATGATGCTTTGAGAGAAGCTGTTATTCCAGCGTGGTGTTATTACACTTATTCTAGAACCTTAAAAATGTTTAACGGAACTTTGACAGATTCTGGATATGTAATATCTGAGGATGCTGAACGAGGAATTAAGCAAGCACACAATGATGCTGAAGAAGCATACTCAGTTGCTGAAGTATTTATGAATGTAGCAATAGATTTATTAAATGCAGAATCGACAGATGATGTAGATATCGATAAAGATACTTTAACACCAAGAATAAGAACTTTCGGAGGAAACGAAAACCGAGGTTCAAATTAATAATTAACAATTAACAAATTAAAAGACATGGGACAAATAGGAAGTTACAATTCACCATTACAAGTGAATACAGACAACACAGTTACAGTAAATGGTAACGAAGTACACACAGAAGTGATTGAAACAGCTCCAGCTTCGGCTACAGCAGTTGGGGTAGCAGGAACAGTAGTTATAGCAGCAGATGCTATTTACGTTTGTACTGCAACTAACACTTGGGTAAAAGCAGTATTAGCTACTTGGGTATAATATTATAATATAATTGTTCCGCCGTTTACGTATTTCGCTACCGACGCAGGACAAACGCTACTCGCCTTAAAAAAGTGGGTAGCTCATTTTAGGATAGTTCAAAAGGAAGAACAACGGTTTTGACGCCGGAAATGGTGAGTTCGATTCTCACCTCTCTAAGCAAAAGTTAAGTGTTCGAAAGCTTAACCAAAGTAGATAAATATCTGTTAGGTACTACACCTGGTAAAAGGGACTAACAAAGATAAAGGAGAAAACCTTATAAATTAAATAAATAAAGTTAGAATATAAGTAGGGCGGCACTAACCTCGGTAAAAGAGACTCCCACCAACAATAGGAATGCATTACCTATTTAATTAATGCAACAAAACAAAAAGAATGGAAGAATTAAAATTAGTAAAGGTATTAATAATATCACTATTACTACAGATCGTACTAGCAGTACCACGAGTAATAAGTTGGATATTAGGAACTATCGAGAGTATATTTAGAGTATTAAGGAAAACGGTAGAAGCATTGACTGATGGCCTTAAAAAAGAAGTATTAAAATAATAAGCGGACTCAGACGATCTGAGAAACATTAAAATAGAGTAAGGTGAAAAATTTAGTATTAGTATTAGTAATGGCAATTGCATTTGTAGGATGTAGTGTAGAAGAATTAAGATTAGAGCAACCAGTAAATTGTAAGCAAGAAGCTTTACAAATGTTTGGACAATTAGTTAACGAAGAAGCAGTAGCAAACGGATGGGATTCATCTGGAGGAACAGTTGTTAATACAACAGACATATTTGCACCAGGATTTTTAGATGTAACTTATGATCCAAACATGGCTATATTTCATGCAGCAATTTATAAGTATATGGCACAGTATAATTTAGCAATTGCAGATTGTAACCAGCCAATATAATAATCTCCCATTTAGTTGGGAGTTAAAAACAAAAACGAAATGGGAAATAAAATGAGTAATAGCAAAAGAGCTATAGATAAAAGGAATAGAGAAAATAAAGGTTTATTTCAAGATGCAATAGCAGATGGGCATACCTCAAGGAGAGATATCTGTAGTGCAATGAATTTACCTTCACACGAATTAACTGAGTTCTTTGAGAATAATCCAAAGATGTACAAACTTTATGGACAACGTAGAAGAGAGTTGGTTGATATTGCAGCAGATAATATTCAGGATATAGTCGAAGATAAATCACACCCTTCTCATTATAATGCATCCAAATATGTTCTTGATCATTATAAACATGATTTAGATAATATATTAGATCAGAAAGATGGAGACGATGTGGGTAATATGAAAGTAACTTCTGACAATGGTTCTGGAGTTGTGATAGAATTCTCTAAGAAAGAGATTAAAGAATAAATAAAACATATGGCAAAACGTAATAAGAAAGTAGAGCCAAGGAAACTAACGGTAAATCCAGTATTCGAACCATTATTTAGAGATGACTTAAACCAACCAAGATACTATCAAACGTATGGGGGAAGGGGATCAGGTAAATCGTTCATTGCTTCAATAGCAGTAGTTCAATTAACATATTCAAGTTATAAACACAGCATATTGTATTTAAGACAGACAATGAATGCTATAGAAGATTCATCTTATAAGGATGTAATGGATGCGATAGAGTTTCTAGGCAAAGAAGGAGACTTCAAAGTTATTAAGAACAGGATAATCAATAAGATTACAGGGGCAGGGATAGTATTTAAAGGTATACGATCTACAACAGGTGCCAAGCTTAAGTCGTTATCAGGATTTACTACACTAGTAGTAGAGGAGGCAATGGAAGTTACAGACTTCGAAGAGTTTTCTAAGATTGATGAGGGTATTCGTGTTAAAGGGAAACCATTAAAGATAATCTTATTATATAATCCAGGTCAAGCAGTTGGCTCATGGATACATGATGAATGGTTTATAGATGGACAGCCAAATCCAGATGCAATGGAGGACACTGTTTATATGCACTCAACATTTTTAGATAATGAAGAGAACTTAAACCCGTCTGTAGTCCAGAGGTATAGAGATTTAGAATTTAAAAGACCTAAATATTATGTGAATACAATTCTAGCTGAATGGTCTTTAGATTCAGAAGGCAGAGTTTACGATGGTTGGGAAGTTTATCCATTTATGGAAGAGAAACCTGAGTTCACAATTTATGGTATGGATTTTGGTTATGGCGGGAATGATTCAACATCGTTAGTTAAGATAGATTATTTTGAAGGTGCTTGGTATTGTACTGAGGTATTTAATAAACCTAACTTAAGAATGGGTGAAGCAATCGCAATAATGAAAGCTAAAGGAGTTCCAATGAATGCTAGAATATACGCAGATTATGCTGTACCGTTATTTTTATCAGAGATAAGAATAGGTGGATATACAGGGATCAGGAAGTGTAAGAAAGGTAATGTTGAAACTAACGTTAAATTAATGCAAGATAAGAAGCTTGTAATAATAGACGAAGATAAGTCAACTCAATTGTATTTTGGTTATATGACATGGAAGCGTGATAAGAATAATAAACTTGAACACGAGCCAGATAGCATAGCAGCAATGAGATATGGTATATTAAGTTGTAATCCTAGAACGGATAAGAACTTTGGTAGGGGAACAGTGCAAAGACAACAAAGACCAAAAGGTTACCTTTAATAAGTCTGAATATATCCCAGAAGGATGGACGAGATAAACTTAACAATATATATAATGAGTAAATATAAAATAAATACGTGGGCAGAGATAGATGGTCTATTCGCTATATTAAAGGACTGTAAGCAATTACTAAATGAGTTTGATAATGTAACACGAGTATTAGTTAATGATGTCGTAGAGAGCTTAAAAGGTTTAGACTATGATGAATTATATGATTGGGTAGATACTTGTTCATTAGAAGAATTATATATAGCAGAAGAATATTTCAGAAAGGATTATAGATTATCTGAGGTAGTTAGAATAGAATTAAAGCGTAGAGATATATAGTGAAGAAGCAGACCTTAACGGGTTTGCTTTTTTTTCATTTAAATAACTTTAACATTTCTTTAACATTTCTTTAACACTTGGTTCATAAAAAAGGTGTATATTTGTAGTGTCAACAATGACAAACTAAATTACATAAGATGAAAACATTAAATAAAGAAGTAGCTAGAAAGATTTTAAAGAATGTAAAAGGAACTCAGTTTACAGATAACTTACAGGACTTTCATGCATTTTATACAACGTATAGAAATCTTGATCAAGTAACTAGGTCAACTGAAAAAGCGTTTTTTGTTGCTGAACCAACTCATCCAGAATGTAAGAAAGGATTTTGGTTACCGAAAAGTGTTTGTAAGTTTGATTTTAAAGAAAATAGAAATGGAGAAGTAGAAGTTACAATGTCTTTCAATAGATGTTATACTCTTCAAGCACAAGAGGAAAAAGCAAATCCTGGAATATCTGCTGCAAGTGCAATTGCTAACTTTATTACAAGAACAGGTGGTGATATATATTGTAACGCATAAATAAAAAATAAAAACAAATGGGATTAATATTAGTGATAGTAGTGAGTACATTTATAATA